CCAGACGGCAAACGCACAACGCACGCCATCAACAATTGCAGACGTACCACGAATAAGATTACGCGCCTGTTCTGGAGTTGTGACAGGTTCACTGTCCCTAATCTTTGCCATGTGATGATTTACCATGACAGTCGCGCCAGTTTCGGTTGCCATCTGTGCAAGTAAGCTCATAAACGCCGCACCCGCTGCTGGATCAGAGTTAACATCCGCGTGAACGAACGATGCCATAGGGTCAATGATGATCAGCTTCAGGGCTTCCATCTCTAACATCTGGTCATAGATGCGAGAAAACTCTTCGCCCATCAGGTAGGAGTTGTCGAATTTCTGCATGATTGGAAACACACCGCCAAGGTTTGGCAGTGGAAGAACCCGAAGTTTGTGCTGGTAATGCTCTCGGTATCTCTTAGGGTCAAGCCTAGAGATACGCCTGTGCATCTCGTCCTTGTCATCCTCCGCAGTAATTAATATTACGTCACCGTGGTCCGCAACAAGCCCACCGAATGAGCTCTGCATATCTGCGCCAGAGGCAACCTTCATAGCGAGATCAAGCGTCATCATACCTTTACCACTGTCACCAGCAGCCGCGAAAACCACTGGAACGCCAAGAGGTATTGTATCGCCAATAAGAAAGCTCTGAGTAGGAGCGGAACCAACAAAGTATTCGTTAATCAGCAGGCTACTGTCTATCAGGCTGATAGGTTTCTTTACCTTGCTCTCGCTGGTTTTAAGCATCTTATCAATGTTGAATTGTTCTTCTATCGCATCAGCCGCGTCCCACTTTTCTTCTTTAGAAGCAGGGATTTTAAGCATCAGCGTAGATTTAGCACCAGCCAGTTTTGCTTGAGCCTCAACGATACGAGCCAGCTTCTTGCCAGCCTCGTCATTGTCAGGCCACAAGATAACGTCCTTGTTACGCAGATGCGAGAAGTCAAACTTGTAAGCTGTGTTTTCTGACAACATTCCAGCACCGCCAATAGTACAGGTGGCGGCATAGCCAAGGGAGTTAAGAGCATCAGCGCATTTCTCACCTTCGACCCATATAATTTTGTTGGCGTCTAAAATGTTCGGGATATTGTAGAGGGGTCTAGGTTCTGGCACGCCTTGACGACCATTCATAAATTGACGGAATTGTTTTTTAGGCTTCCCGGAGCTATCCCGAACAATTCCTCCGGTTTCGTCCCGGTCATAGTATTTTCTGACGGATACGATCACCACACCATGCTCATCTGTATAGACATATTCGTCTTCAAATGGTGTGCTAGAGCTAATTGATGCCTTTTGTTCGGGTTTTGGCGTATCTACAATCTTTTGAGGTGCTGTTGCTACGACAAAGCTTTGTGGGTTGTTCGGCTTAACAATGTTTTCAGGAGGCGCAACGTAGTCTTGGTTCATATATTGAGAGAACATTTGAACGCACTCTTGCATAGAGTAACCTCGTCCCTCCTTTAAGACCTTAGATATGCCTCCAATACCATCGCCAGATTCAAAATCTTTTCCTGTAAGAAACCAAGGGCTACTCTGATCAATGTTAATTCTCATTGATTTTCCAGCCTCACCACGGAGTGAACCTATAAAGAATTCCTTACCTCTTTGTATACCTTGAGGATATGTATCTAACAGTATTTGCAACTGTACCACTCTAGGCACTTCTCTTGAAATACGCTCTGCGACTTCCTTTGTCGTCTTGCCAAAACTTAAAATATTCACTACTTTACCCCTTATTACCCTACTCTGCCCAATTAATGTGGGGTGCTACCTTCCAAGCGCACCTCACATTTTTTTTTAATTCTTCCAGCAAGTTTCTCTAAATTCACAAAACTTGCATAAAAAGAAATCTTTGCTTTGAGCAATACGCGGTAGAATGTCACCAGCCTTAGCTGACGTCAATATGTTTACTGCTCTATCGCTTGCGCGTTGAGCAAGATTATGGTCATACGGCACAAGCTCGTAATAAACCTCGGAAGTGTTTTTATTTACCACAGTGAATAAAGCTGGGTTTTGATGAAGGTCCATATAAGTCTGATACAAAGCGATTTGAGTTGCGTAAACAGGATTTGCTTTGGCAACACCATGTCGAACAAAAGCCTTAAACTTGTTATCGTTTGCTGATTTGCATTCCCACAAGCTAGGATAATCCATAGCTACAGGGCCACCACAAACAACACCGTCGATGTGTCCTTTAATCTCGCCATCAGCAATAGAGAAACCGAACTGCTTACCGTCTTTGTGTTCTGTTCTGAGGTCAAATCCAGCGTCTCTCAGCCACTTTGAGGCGTAGTCCTCAATCTCATGCCCGAACTGGAAGATGCGCAACGTGCGAGCCGTAAAAGCCTTATTGGGGTCTATCGGGTAATTTAAGTATCTATACTGTATTTTACGCTGACACTCATCGCCAATGCTAGAAGCTCCGATATAAGCTCTGCGCTCTCGCTTTGACTCGCCTGCTACTATTGCATTATCTACTGCTTCCCTAATGTGATCCGCTACAGGATCATGCCTAGAACGGGATTGAAGTAGAGGGCCAAGAGCCTGTTGACTTAAAGTAAGTGTCTTCGAGTTTTCCAATGTCAATCTCCGCTGCTAGACGTTTTGATTCTTGTATTCCAAATACTAGAGTTTGTACTTGTTGCTCAGTAAGGTCAGAAAATCTTGTGTTCCAACCAAACTTACCCAATATAAAGGCTAATTCCTTCATAGGTTTAGGGGCTGTATCAAATTCGCTCAATGTATAGTTTCCTCTCCCAATATGCACAAATCTATTATGCGGTTAACTTCTTCTTGATTTGCGTCTTTATTTTGAAATGCAATATTAAAAACTTCTTGCCCCCTAATCTCTACAACTGCTGTTCCGAATAGAACCACGTTCTCTGCATCTTGCAGATGATCAGTAATAATTTCGTTTGCTGACGATTCTATCTCAACCATATCCGTAGGGTCTTTTACAAAGCACACAATATCGTATTGGACTGTCTCAAATCTATCGTCTGACTTTTCAGCGATCATAAGGTGCATTTCAAATCTTGGCATTATTTTATCTTTGCTGCTATTTCACCACCGCAAGCCATGTAGCCAGCCGCGTCTACCCAATTATCAGGGTGCTTGACGTTTGACTTAATACGAGCACACTTCAAAAGGTTCATCATGACTGCTACATCGGTAGCCTCAAGGTGCATATCTAAATGATAACCCCAATACGCAGCTATTGTCTCGAAATTATTTTCCATATCACCGTGAGTATCTGCACGATCCTTAACCACATATGACTTTGCTAGGTCTAATATCTCGCCTCTAGTCATTTTTTCGTCCCCATTAGCTTGTTCCATCTGCGGCGGATGCTTTTATCTTCAATCAACCTATCAATATTATCTCTGTTCCAATAATAATTCAAACAACATGCAGCTTTGTACTTAGTCCAAGAGAAGTCCATAATGTTTATATGCACATCATGCTTTGCCAAATGCTCTTTCTGCTTGGGAGAGACGGGTTCGTTGAGCCACCTCTTTGTCTTATTAGCTGCGTTACTGTCTTCTATTTCTCTTAGAAAGTCATCCCCAGCCGCCATAGCTTGAACCTTCTCTCCAATAGAAACTACTCTAGGACGCCCGTTTTGAGCCTTTACAATGGCTATCCAGTATTTTCCAAGCTTGCCTACCAGAGTAAAGCCATTGAAGCCCATAGCCATCATTGCTGTACCTTTCCCATATGGATCAATCCACATGAAGGGAGAAAGCTGCATCAAATCGTATTCGGTCATTTCAAAGTTCTCTAAAGCGTCTTTTACTTTGCGCTCGAACTCATATTCACAAAATGGACATATACGAGTATTTGCTGATACTTCGCTTTCACAATCAGGACATACCTTAGTCGGAGCTTCGCCTCCCACAGATTTCTCTGCGCCATCTAAGTTGGCTGTCTCATCCAAACCACCATGAGTGATTATTGACGTACCGAAATCCATAACAACGCAGTCAGTCTTTATGATATCTGGGTATAACTCAGGATCAAGAATGCGTAGACCGCGACCAATCATCTGAACCATTGTTCCCTTTTGAGAACACGGTCGAGTTAGGATAATGCAGGACACAGGCGGAGCGTCGAAGCCTTCTGTCAGAACTGCCACGTTGACGATCACTTGCGTATCACCAAATTCTAAATCGTGCAGCATCTTTGCGCGTTCATCTTTTTCAGTCTCACCCGTTACATAGTTTGACTTTATACCAGCCGCAACGAATGCGTCACAAACGTGTTCGGCGTGCGCTACAGTAGAGCAGAATACAACGGTCTTGCGATCCCCTGCCTTGT